ATGGCAATCATAGTTAAACAGCTGACCAATACAAAAATCACCAATGCCAAACCAAAAGACAAGGATTACACTTTAACTGATGGGAGAGGTCTTTATTTACTAGTGAAACCTAACGGCTTAAAAGTATGGCGTTTCCGATACAAACGCCCTTATACAAAAAAGCCAGCATTGCTGACACTGGGAAGATTCCCTGAAACGACATTACAATATGCAAGACAACAACGTGACCAATATCTCTCTTTGCTTGCCCAACAAATTGATCCACAACAACACGAAAAACAAATAAAACAACTAGAACAACAACGGATAACGAATACATTCAAAAACGTTGCGGAAAGCTGGAAAAACAGCAAAGCAAAAAGCATCAAACCGCTCACGCTCTCCAAATACTGGCGTATTATTGAACTTTACTTAATGCCTACCCTTGGCAATTACCCGATTGACGAAATCAAACCCATTTTAGCAAAAACAGCATTAGAAGTGCCGTATAAACAAGGAAAAGCGGAAATGTACAGGAAAAGCGTTAAATTGCTGAACGCCATCTTAAATTATGCAGTCTATTCCCTGTTTCTGATCCCTGTTAACCCTTGTGAAAAAATCAGCACCGCTTTTGAACCTTTAGGCAGAGGGAAAAACCCAAACATTAAACCAGATGAATTACCAACATTCTTAGACAAGTTAGAAAACTCAAATATTGATCTATTAACAAAATACCTTATCCAATGGCAACTATTAACAATGGTACGCCCTAATGAAGCGGTTACTGCTGAATGGACGGAAATTGATTTCTCAAAAAAACTGTGGACCATCCCGGCTGAAAAAATGAAACAAACTAAAGCCAATCAAAACAAAGCGCATTTAGTGCCACTATCAACTCAAGCCTTAAGTCTATTAGAACGCATTAAAACAATTTCCGCAAATTCACCGTTCCTGTTTCCAAGCCACAGAACAAAAACAAAGCATCTGAATAGCCAAACTGCCAACAAAGCAATTAGAGACAATATGGGCTATAAAGACAAACAAACAGCACACGGATTACGAAAAATTGCCAGCACATACCTGCACGAAATAGGCATAATGCCGGATGTAGTTGAAGCCTGTTTAGCACATACAATCAAAGGCATCAGAGGAGTTTACAATGAAGCTGACTATTTGCCGCATCGAAAAAAAGCACTGCAAAAATGGGGAGACTACATAAATAAATGCAAAACTACAACAAATAAAAAATTTTTGAAAATTGTTGCCTAACAAAAAATAAAAAAGTTATCGCCGCAATGAGACGATAACTTTTACTTTCACAACAAAAAACGAACAAACTAAGTCTCAATATACGCCTGAATATCTGCCAGCCGCCATCTCACTGCCCGTCCACCACATTTTTTAGGTGAAGGAAACTCCCCACTTTTCACATACTTATAAATTGTCGTGGTCGAAAACCCGGTTATTGCCCGCACTTCATCAATATTTAACAACTGTTTATTTACCGCATTGCTTGATTTCAATGTTTCCATTTTATACTCCTTAAATTAATCTCAAAACTCACTCTGCAAAATCCGCAATTCATTCATTTCGCAAGATAACACCTCCGTTTTACTGATTCTGATGCGCCGATGTTTTGCCAAATAAACAAACTGATCGTCAGTCAAACGAATTTTCTTGCTCAATAACCAATCACGTTTGCGACTGATCAACGCCGACAAACGTTCTTCATCACTTACATCGTCTATTTTTTCATCCGAACACCCCTCCGCTTGATAATTGTTTAAATTTTGCTCCGTACAGTTATTGACAGAACTCCAAGCGGCGCTACGCGCCGATATTAATTGAGCGTCTGATGACGCTTGTGCCTTATCCTGCTTCCGCACCAAACGCCACCGCTTCAAACGCGTCAACACCACCTCAACCCCTGATTTCAACTGGTTGAAAACACCAATCACTTTCTTGCTAATCTCACCATATTTATTTGGTTCGCGCTCTGTATAAGCGGAACGCGCCACCAACTCCTTACGACTGACAAACGCACCTCCTTGCAACTGCGTGTACTTCGTCCAATCGCCATCATCTGCCGCCTGAATTAACGCATCTATCTGCTGATCACCGACTAACTGCCCGTGACGACGGCGCAACTCACGCCACACCGACACCGGCGCACCGCCAATTTGCTGAAACTGCCGAATGCGCCACTTAGACGCCCACGCCGACACATTCCTCGCCATATCTTTCAACTTCTCACCGGTTTCATCGTCCACATCATCATCACACGCATAGCCATCAATGTTTTTGGCGATATATTTGGCGATGTAACCGGTCGCTGATCCTTTCTCCCAATCAATCGCTTTTGCGGTAAAACGGTGTTCTTCCGCACCGGCTTCATTGCCGTCTTCCTCAAGCGCATATTTCGCAAAAATTGCCCGCACGGTATCCACGTGTTGTTGCTCCATAAAAAACAACATATGCCAATGCGGCGTGCCATCGTGATGCGGCTCAACCACGCGAAAGCCAAAAATATTGATTTTCCGCCGCTTTAACGCTGCTCGAATACGTGCAAAGACCTTACACAAATAATCTTGCGTATCACGTGGATTGCTAAAATTCCAGTTTTTCACAAAACCGCCTTTAGAATGGATAGCGTGATAAGAGGAGGGGGCAGTTAAGGTATAAAACTCGCCGACATAGCCATAAATTTTTGCCAGCTCCTCAAAACCGCGCATACGGTTCATCAGCTCGCAACGGCGTACGGCAGGATTAGACACTGTCTTATAAAACATCTCATCAAGCCCGATAATTTCCGCTTCATCATCCTCGTTGATCAGCTGCATCTGCTTGATAAAATCTGTATTTTTTCGGCGTTGATAACGCCATTCCGACACTGCCTCAAAGCTGGCATACGGACTGGCTTTCGCCTGCACCTGACCGACCGCAATCGCCAAATGCTCACGCAAATAAGATCGTTTTTGCCAAAGTTGACGAACCCACCAATCTTCATCGCACATTTTCAAAATCGCCGCACCGATCTCTTTGCGCAAAATCTTGCCGATATGATATTTATGCCAAAACGGCGGCGTAATACCTTTCAGCTCGGTCAATCTCGCCAATTTGTAATACAACGCTTTCAACTTGGCATCAATCGCCTGCTTATCGGTGCAATTTTCCAATTCACGCTCAATAAAATCCTGATAAAGCATAAACTGCTCATCTGCCATCCGTGTTGCAAAACGCTCAACATCCTGCCGATTAAACTCGTGCAACGCGACCTCTTTTAACGCCCCTTTGATGCGGTTGCCGTCATCATCAATCTGATAACATTTTGCGGTGGTTTTGGTGACATTTTTGCTGATCGGGTGACGCTTAAGCACCGCCTCAACACGCTCAAGCACCCCGTTGTCCAAGGTGGTGCGCAGCCAAGTGTTTGCAGCAAACCGCCCACTTTGGCGGAAAAGCCTCAAATAGCGATTCACAAAATATTTGCTTAATGAATCAGGCAAGCCCTGAATTTTACTGATGCCGAAACGGAAAATATCCTCATCGCCACAATTAAACAGCTGATACTGCACCGGCGTTAATCCTGCCGGTGCGACACGTTCAACCTGCACATAATCGGCAGCTTGTTTAATAGTGGCGTAGCGTGTCATTTTATAAATCCCTTACTCTGATCACTGATTCTGTCATCTGCTTCATCATCACGTCGGCGACATCAAATATCTCAAGCGGTGAACGATCTGTCTTGCTGAACTGCTCACGCAACGCATCCAACAAAAAATCATCAAAATGTGCATATTCCACCACATCGTGCTGTACCCATCTGCCGATCTTGACATCAAACCGATAATTAACGCGCTGATAACCGTTGCCACGCTCCGCACGCTGCACATAAAAACGATCGCCATACACATCAAAAAACACTTTCTCACTCATTGCCTGTTCCTCTTCAATCTGCCAATTAAGCCAATTAACTATTCAATGCTTTCAACAACTGCCCGAAACGATACGCCTCACGCCGATAACGCCCCGCGCTGGTCAGCAACTTAATCCGCTCACGGCGAGGGCGAAATTTACACAACCCCAAATAACCCAACGCCCTTTCAAACAAGTAATAATTGCTGGCTGCCACCATCGCTTTATCAATTTTCATAACTCACACTCCAATCAACATCCCTAAAATCCTTTGTCCGCACCGGCTGCTGAAAAGTTTTAGAAACCATCTTCATCAACCGCACCGCATTGCCGATTTTTTCGCGCTCAAGCGCAGAGTAGTCACGCAAATGTGCCTTAAATTGCACCCTTGCCACATTAGCAAGTGCCACTTTTTGCATATGCGACAACTTCTCAAACTGACGTTCCGCCGCAAATTCCGACTCACCTAAAATGCGGTGAATTTCTGCCCAACTACTCATCGCTTGCCCTCGCACGTTATCGCCTAACTTACCGCCCTAATTTCGCAAACAACCACTGCAAAAAGGTTCTCGGCTGCCGCTCCAAATCCGTTACACGCTGCTGCAAATTCTCATTTGCCAAATTAAAAATATCGTTACGACTGGTTAAATAGTTGTTCATCCGATGTTGTTGCAACACAGCACGCTCCACCGCCTCAACACGTTTTATTAACTCAAAGTAACTCACACGCTTTTTGTTGCGAGCCACCACTTTTTTGCTTGATTTTTGTCTAATCATTGTTCAAATCCTCAAATTTAGGGTGCAAAAAACCCGCCCTTACCAAAAAAGGCGATAATTTGCACAATGGTTAATTAAAAAGAATTACGACTGTTGTTCGTCTTCAAACATATCCAACGTTTTGTTATCAGTCTGCAGCAACGGCTTATTGATGCGCAGTGCTTCCGGTCGCTCGTGATAAGTCGGTGTGGAAACCCGATTAATCTGGCTTATCACATCTAACTTCGTGCCGCAGTTGTTGCAAAACAGCGTCACATTAATCACCAACAACCCCACTTTTTCTGATGATCGCACTCTTAAATTTGCACTGCCGCAATTCGCGCAGCGATGGTCGATAGTTGCCATTATTCGCTTCCTTGCGGAACAAGTTCTTTAACCAGCTCATTAATCCATAAAGAAACTGTCGCTTTGATATACGCAGAAAAATTCTCATTGTGATCTGGATAAAAATCTTGATAATGTTGTGCGAGCTTAATGAGCATCAATAATGTCAACAACTCGCCTAATAATATTTCGCTTTTTTCAGCTAACGCATCTAACACAGGAGCAAAAAATGCCATTTGACGATAACAACTTATTTCCCCATCTAACGGCAACCCCAAATGATGGCTTAACCGCAGCACCAGAGAAAACGGCACGTTTCTATAAACCGGCATATCAGCATTTTTGTGCTGCGCTGACGGATTCTCTGACGCATTGGGCTGCGCAAGATTTTTCTGATAAAAGGCTTCGCCAATTGTACGAATTAGGTTTAAAGACAAATCTGTTTCAGCCTGCTGACGTGGCTTGGCACCTTCGCCGGACAATTCGCCGGCTTCACGACCAGCGTTTGCATAAACAAGCTGCTCAACTTGTTGAGCTTGCCGTTGTAGTTGACTCAATGTTAGAAGCGGATATACCGCTTGACAGTTATTCACAGGATTAATGTTTTGATTCATACACACCACCTTAAATTTTGTTAAACTGTATTTCTCAATCTATCTAACTAGGAGAAATTTATGGATACTAAAAGCCTTGTTGCCCCTTTTTATGTTGACTCACCTTTGAAGATCTCTTTGAATACGGATTCTGGAGAACTAACAGTGAAGAGTTATCACTTTTTATCGGACGGTGGACAAATGGAATTTCAAATTCAGTTCTCGCCACAGGCAACACAAGAAATGATTCAGGCATTGGCTGTTTTTCAAGAAAAAATCGATATAGGTGCTTTACTAAACGCCAAGCCACATACTGCACAATAGAATTTTTATACTTTCCCCTTGTAGGTTTTAGGGGATTTTTCTTATTCATACACACCACCTTTCAATTTAATTCAATCCTAAACTTTGCCTAATTAAAATCCGTCCCATTTGCGAAATTGAACGGTTTTCCTGCTTGGCTCGCTGTTTAAGCATCTCCATCTCATACAATGAAATCATTGATTGATGACGAATATTAGCAACAGCTTGAGGCTTTTTATCCTCTTCCGAAAATTGCATTACTGTGATCTCGGTCACCTTAATCTCCTTGATATATAACGTTTTTTTTGCTATATAAAAGACTATTACTAATTATTAGTAAGTAGCTTAATTTGACTAATACTATATTGCACATTTGTGCAATTTTCAATAGGAAAAATTGAAAAATGTTGCAAATTTCTGATTTTTTAAAATCTGAACGCGAGCGTTTAGGACTAACTCAAGAAGAAATCGCCTCAAAATGCGGAGTATCAAAACGAACATATATTTATTATGAACAAGGAGAGCGTGTGCCGAATACCGATTTTTTAGCAGCTCTTACTCAAATTGGCGGTGATGTAATGTATGTATTAAGTGGGATAAGGGGAGTGGCTCAACTTTCATCGCTAGAAAATATGGTATTGAATGCATTTAATGCTTTAAACGATGAAGAAAAATTGCAAGCATTAGGTTTTTTGACTGGGTTAAAAGGACAAAAGTCAAGTGGCGTTAGTCAAGTTGCACACGGCAACGTAACCAATATGGTTGCTGGAGATATGAAAAAATAATTGTTTTAAGATGAACGGAAAACAGGAGAACACAATGAAATACGAATACAAAATGGTACAAGCCGCACCGCATATCATTGCGCAGCGAAAAAATATTCAAACTGCGGCTGCCGATTATTTGCAAGATTTAGTCAATGAATATGCCGAGCAGGGGTGGGAATTTTTCCGCATCGATGACTTTTCCACCGAAGAAGCGCAAGGATGTTTATCAGGTGGTAAACAAACGACCCGAGTGCATAAGGTGATCACCTTTAGACGAGAGAAAGACTAGGTGCTTAAGGCGTTAAGTATCGCTATCATTCGGCTTTATCAACGGTTAGCACCACAGTCTATTCGTAATGCTTGCCGTTATGAACCAACTTGTTCACATTATGCCATTTTAGCCATTCAAAAATATGGTGTTTGTAAGGGCTGGAAAATGGCAATTCAACGGCTTAGACGTTGCAAATACCCGAATGGTGGTGAGGATTATCCTTAAAAATATTGCATTCTAAGAGGGGGTGGAATGACAAATCCGATCTATCAAAGTGCCAATGGTAATGTTGAAAATATGGTTGCAGGAGATATGCATATTCATTATCACAAATCAGAAATTGATGGATTAAGTGAACAACAACGCTATCAAATGCGGACAGAATTATTAAAGTATCGTGGCGTTTTGCCTGAAATGCACAATTTACTATGTGATTACGCCAATCTTGCTTTTGGCAGTGCGAAATTTGTCGATTTAGAAGATAAGCAGTTGATTAAATTAACCCAATATCATCAATCCTTAATGACGCTAAGCTCGCAACTTGTCAAATTCCATCAGCCATCTGAACCCGCAAGTGGTGTGAAAGGGATTGTGCGGAAAATTATTCGTGTTTTGGAAAAGTGGAGTTAAGTATGAAAAATATTATTTCTTCTCGGGATTGCTTGGTGCGAATAATCTAAAAATGGGCAAAATAAAATGATTAAAGATACAGTAGAAGGCCTCGAAAGAGGGCTTGAAAGCAAACAAACCGAATTGCAAAAAGCGACGCAAACGCTAATTGAAACGTTTAATACGATTATTGTTCCTCTTGCACTGTTGAATGCGGGACGTAAGAAAGCCGAGGAGTATTTTCAAAAATGCTTTAGAAAAGAATTTGAAGAAAAAACGGCAACCATTCCACCTGAATATCAGCAAGAACCTAAATATAATATTGCACGCCAAGCCTTGATAGGCATTGCGGATACGATTGATCAGCAAACATTAAAAGAAGCCTTTTTCAATGTGTTAACAAAATCATTTGATAGCCGTAATGATGACAGCCTTTATCCTGCATATTTGAATATTATTCAGCAACTAGGTAATCAAGGTTTAGCCTATTTTGTTCAGTTTGTAGCGAAACATCAGAAAATTAATCAAGATTACCCACCGACTTACTCAATAAAGACAGGAGAGATTAATTTTTCTCCTTTTCCTGCTGCCCCAGACTTGTTGAAAATCCCTAAAAAAGCGATGTTGGAAAATTGGGTGCGTTTAGGATTAATTACATTATCAGGAAAACCGAAAAATACCTCTCTCATAATAGAAGACGGTGGGATAGTTCTTGGAAAAACCTTGAAGAAAATGCTTCAACCCGTGCAAGTAAGCAACACTCATTTTGAGGTGCGGATAACTGATTTCGCATTAGAATTTATTACGACAGTAGATCCTTAATGTTGAATTCATCATCAGATTGTTTCGGTGAATTTTCTGCTGAATTTGCTTCACATATGTTTTTTGCTAAGTTAAAGGCAAAATCATTTGCTATTAAATCAAGGGCAAAATCTTGAAGATCTTTAGAAACAACTTCCCAAGGTATGAATTGATTTTTTTGAGTCATAAGGTCCTCCATAAAAAAGACAAGCAATTATACCAAATAACTCTGTAATTAATTAAATAAAGAGGCGATTTATATGAAAAAACTACTACTTCTCATCACCGTATTACTATTCACCCAGTCTGCATTAGCCGCAAAACAAGAATATAGCTGCGACGACGGCAAACGTTATTGCAAAGAAATGCGCACTTGCGAAGAGGCTAAATACCATTTAGAACAGTGCGGCTTATCTCGCCTTGATAGAGATAAAGACGGCGTGCCGTGTGAGAGTATTTGTCGTTAACAGGAAATTACAGTCAATGAATCTACAGCCCCAATGTTCAATATCGTTAGAAACATATAGAAAACGCAAAAATCCTTATGATGAGGAATTGGATAAGATACAGAGAAAAAAAATAATAGAGGAGCTCTTAAAAAGAAGAGCGAATGACACGAATCGCCCCTTTAATGGTAAAAAGTAAATTAACATTATGAAAAAAACAATTAGTAATACATTCCTTCTACACTATGGTAATTGCGATGATAACCATTTTACTCGTCGTAAGAGACCTAACCCATATGATGAAGGAAATAAAGAAAATGACAGAAAATGAACTAGAACTTAAAGCAAAAAAATTACGTTTTGATTTAATGATTTCAATACGTTATAACAGTAAGAGAGAGCGATTCTTTAAACGATGGGATAATTTTAGCAATATTCTATCATTGCTTTTTGGTTCTTCTGTTATAGTAACGTTATTTAAACAATATGAGTTGGTTAGCTTAATTTTTGCTTTTTTAATTACAATTATTTCCGCTTGCTCTCTTGTTATTAATTTCAATGAAAAAGTATTTATCCACAAAGAAAATGTAAAAGAGCTCACTGATTTAATAAATAAACTTGTTTTTCCAATTGAGAGTGAAACGATATTAATCGAAGTAGAAAAAGAGATTAACTTGCTTAATGCTAAAGAGGGCGAACCACTAAGCACCTTATATGATATTTGCTATAATGAGCAACTTGAAGCAGAAGGGTTAAATCAGAAACCTATTAATATTTGTTGTTTAAGAAAGGTATTTGCACAATATATTTAAAAAAGCGGTCAATCGACCGCTTTTTTATGTTTCGCCAACCCCACACCACTAGTAAACCTACACCTCAATGCCGTGAATTAATATAAACTTTTACGCTTGATGTTTGATATCATTAACAAATTAATTTCAGCAAATGACATCGTGTACGCTGATTGATATACGTACACCACCCAAAAGAGAAAAACAATGATTAAAAAAAGCATAGAAAAACGCATCGCCACTATCACTGTCACAACGGTTGCACTAACTTCATTATTCACTGCCGCCGCACCACTGCCACACGCACTGTCCATTGAGTTTGCCGATATCAAAGGCTTAGTGAATCCGCGTTATTCCGTCACCGAACAGCTGAACCGCAACATCGACTACCGCCCCTATAAACTCACCTTTCACATCTGGCGCGATCCATTTTCTGCCGAATACGCCCGTTATATTGCGGAATATTTATGTGAGATTTACACCGCTGACAAAAATGCTTGGCTATTTCATCGTTTTAAAACGGTAGAAATACAAAAGAGATTTAGTGCAAGTGGCTATCGTTTAGCGTTAAGCGGCGCAGATTGTTCGGCAATGATTGATCAGGATTGGTCAGAAACGCAATTAAAAGCCTTTTTCAAACAACGACTCAAACGCTTTTAATGCTCATCATTTTGCGGCGGGCTTGGCTTCACTTCACATTCAATCTGTGCCGTGTAACCGTTGTCATCCAAACTGTGCGTCACCTTGGTAACAATCCATTGCGTGCTGTCAATCATCGGCTTAAAGCCAACCAACTTCAACGGCATTTCCGGAATAATCTCCGGATTTCCTTCAGCAAGCGTCATTGAAAAACTCGCCACCCCACGCTTTAACCGATCATAAGCAGATTTCGCGCCGGTCAACGCTCTCGCATAGCTTTTATAAGTGAAACGTATCGTCTTGATCTGCTCGGCATCACTGGTTACCGGTTTAGTCTGCACCAACACATTATGCTTGGCTTTGCTCTGCTTACCGGTTTTAGTGATACGATGTTGACGCTCAATTTGACTATTCTCATCAATCACCACTTCGCCTTTTTTACCGCTGTCAGGGTCATAATAATAAGCGCGCACCGCCTTATAATTCTCCCCCTCATTTTGCGCAAAACGATAATTGTCCCCCTGTCTTTTACTCAACTGCAATAACGGCAACGGCTTACCGCTCACCGTTTGCATTGCGCCGGCAAAAAAGAACAATAAATAACCGTTTTTCACGGTAGCAATCGCATCATATTCCGCCGCTAAGCGCGTCAACAAATCAATCGTGCTTTCGTTCTGCTGGTCTAAATGCGCAATCACCTGCTCGCCCAACTCGGCATCACAAAGCGGCTTTAACTTGTTTTCCGCAGCCAGCTGCTCAACCAACGTCTTAATTTTAATCTGATGATAAGAACGCTCATATCGAGTGGACAACGTGCCGCTCAATTCCGCTGCTCTGGCACGCAATGTCACCGTATCAGGCGCACCGCTGAATTCAATCTCTTCAACATAATAACGCCCTTTATCCACCAATCCACTGTCGGCAAAACCCAACCAAAAATGCAGCACTGCCCCACACGGTGGCAATGCCAACAAACCATCGTGATCACTTAACTGAATAGACAACATATCCGCTTCAAAGCCGCGGTTATCATCCAACGTTGCCGATATCAAGCGTTCACTGATAATCTGCGTAATCTCTTTCTCGCTGTTGTTTTGCTTGGTGGTTACCGTCAATTTAAATATCGGTTGCCGCTGCCCACCGTTGCCCCACATCATAAATATTTCATCACCATTTCAGAAAGACGCACTGCCAACGGATCATCCACACGTTTCAAAGTCACGCTAAAATCAATTAATCTCGGCGCACCGTCACCAAACAACTCACTGCGTTCCTCGCTGATTTTCTCCACCACAAAATAACCCATCAACGCAAAACTGGCACCGTCAATCAACGGGTAAGCATCGCCCATCTCTGCCATTGTTTCCAACATCTGCAAACTGATGCGCCCGCCGGTAATTTCAGGCGCTAACCGCCCTTGCAAGGTGATGCGCTCACCCTCTTTGCCTAAAAATTGCGTTTTCGGCATCGCCCCAATCACGGAATTGGTCGGATGCCGCCAACTCACTTCACGGCTTAATGACTGAAACGGCGTGGTATGCCGCATAAAAACAAACACCCCCAACGCCGCAAGTGCAAACTGCTGAAACATCATCTATTCCCATCTTGGCTGTAAATATTGATAACGGTTCACCGCCTTTTCGTGCCATTGCATCAATTCTTCCAGCGTCATTTGCTGAAACTCGCTCGGCTGCCAACCGAACACCAACGCAATATCCGCAATGGCATCTTCAACCGTTTCGGTGACGGTTAAGCGTACATCGTTTCCATTTCGTCCTTGTTGTTGAAAAAAGACAACACCGCCGTTGTTAATTCCACAAAATCCGTTACATCCAATGCCTGCACTTCCGCTTTGCTTAAACTTGGCGAGGTAATACGTGGCAACAACACCCCAATCGCATTCACATCCGCACTCAACACCTCAATTAATTTCAGACCTTTTAACGACATCACATTTGGTCGGAACACCTCAATTTCATCAATTGTGGTGTCACCTCGTCTTAACCCCTGTGTCAATGCCACTTTTTTCACGTTCTCATTTTCTGCCGCCGCAACCGTCGCCACTTCATTTTGTTTTTTCATTCTGTCTTCTCCATTAAGCTAACCTATATCAAAAATCATCCTTAAAGCCCAATCGCCTTGCGATGCTCTGCCAATTTGTCTTTGCCGTCCACTTTTAAAATCGCATTCAGCATATCCACTTCAAAAATTTCACGCCCATTCTCCAATAATTTGCAGTAAGTCAACGCAGCTTTGAAGGTCTGCTCGGTGTCATCGCCCACCTTGCTGTTGCCGCTGTCAATTTCAGTGAAACGTCCGCGCATCACCACTTCAATTGCGGTCACCTCTTCGGTTTCATCATCCTGATAACTGCCGGCAAAACGCAACGGCGTGCCGGAAATACCACCGGCAAATTGGCGAATAAACTCGGTCATATAGCCGCCCATTTTGACCTCGCACTCCAGCTTTTCCAGCCCTAAATTGACATCCACCGCACCAATCATTCCGCCGGCGCGAAACTCTTCCGTCTTCATTGCCAACTTCGGCAGCGTGATCTCTGTTGCCTGTCCGGCGTATTTATTGCCGTCAACAAACAAATTCATCATTTTTAATTTTCTTGGCATTGCCATTGTTCACCCCTCCTTACCCATTCACACTATCAACAAAGTTGACAAGATAACTATCAGTAAAGCGTTGATTAAAGCCCAACTGCTCCAACGGCGGCACCGGTGTATAGTCATAATCAATCGTCAACTTACCGTCTGATAGATTCTCTTTTGAATTGAGATCTGCCGTAATCCAAGCCGTGCCACCCATCAACATTCCTTTAGTGGTTAAATCACGCCATTTTGCATTGATCCCTTCAATAATATCTTTCACAAGCGTCACTGACATATCCTTAGCCATTGCCCAGTCAAAAGATTGTGCAATCGTATCTTTCAACACTTGTGCGGTGCGAGTGTAAACCTCAAATTTAAATTTCGGCTCATCCGAACAGGTGCGCAAGCCCCAGAAGCGGAAACCGTTATAATTGATACAACAGGTAATGCCTTTTTCATTCAAGAAATTCACGTCCGTTGAGCTGTCGTTAATATCAAAGTAAATCTCTTTGGTCACGCCGGAAACACCGTTAATCGCCTTGTTAGAAATTGAGGTATGCCAACCCTGCTCTTTGTCTAAATAAGCGCGCACTGCCGCCGCACGCACTACCGCATAATCCACCTCGTTTTGCAACGTGATCGGATTAAAAGAGATAAAATCACCAAAAATCAACATCACTTCACGTTGTGAGAAATTCTTGCGATAAGTAATGACTTCCTCTTTGGTTTTGCAACCGTAACAAGAGAGATACGCAAAGGCGTTCATCTTCGCCGCTAACGCTGCCAATTCAACCGCAACTTCTTTGGTGTCGTGCTTCGGCACGCACAAAATACGCGGTTTAATCCCATATTTAACCGATGCCGTAAGCAACGCCTTCATTCCGGTGTAATTGCCGTTTTCATCGGTGATACCGATAATATTGGCGTTCATCTCTGCCGTGTACTCTTCCGATTCACTGCTCTCATCACGTGCTGACTCGGCGACACGCACCACAATCACTTTACAATTCACGATATCGGCAATACCGTCCAACGCGCGTGCTAAAGTGCCTTTTTTACCGGCTTTAGCGATATAAGCCTGCGGATTGGTCAACAACACCGCCTTATTCAAAGGGAATGTTTCTTCATCTGCGTCACTTGCTGTCGCAACCAAACCGATAATCGCGGTTGACACCGTTTGAATACTGCGCACGCCCTCTGTGATTTCATTGACTCTGACACCGTGCAAATACTCTTCTGACATTCTCTGCTCCTTAAGCAAAACCAAACTTAACGCTTATTGTGTAACGAGGTATGCGCAAACGCTATCAATGCCAAATGTGATTAAACACTTCACAACCGCCAATCATCGACAGTTAAGGACACTAAAACAAAAAAGGCGACCACAAGATCGCCTTAAACAATAAATTAAATCACCTCAAAATCCTCCGGATACTGTCGCCGTTTTAACTCGCTTTCGTAAGCCGTTTGGCAATGTCTTGGATCACGAAACAAGGCATTGACAAACTTAAACCAAAAACGCCAACGGGCTTTTGGCTTGTCGGCAAGTACCGCTCGGCGGTAGCAACGGCTGGAAAAGGTTTCATCAGCCCCGCCGCCTGTTAAGGCGTTACAAAGTTGATCAATCGCTATCAACACGTGATAGCCCCAACGTTTAAATTTACTTTTCTGTTTGCTCATTTTTATAGTCCTCGTAGGTTTGCGACCAGCCGATAGACCAGTCATATTCAGTTGGGTTTAACTCCGCCTCAAGCAAAATCTTATGCATATAGGCGTTTTCGAACATTTGTTCTTTGAGCGCTTTGACGGCATCCCACACTGCCTTGAACTTATCAAAATCCAGCGGTTGTGCTGTGTTGTCGGCACAAATCAAGGTAAAAATGCGTGGCTCGCCGTTGGCTTCTTGCGTGCCGTTTAAGTCAAAATCCGCTTTGATTTCGACCAGTGTCGCACGCCCTTTTTCATCTGTGTCCACCCATTTGCCAATCTCCGGCACAAACACACCACCGTTTACACACGCATCGCGTTTAATGTTGATAGCATTGAGGATTTGGTTGCGCTGTTCGGCAAGCAACTCCGCCTCACCTTCACTGGAAAGCACCCACGCTGTACCATTCCAGAAGTGGTATTCGCTCGGTGCATTTGGAATTAAAATTGGATTGCCGTCACTATCGGCGGCGCGTGCGCCATCGCCGTTGATAATGCGCTGAAATGTGGCTTCATCCACCTGTTTCATTTGCGAAAAATCGACATCCGGATAGTAGCTTTCCGCACCCTC